GATCTTAACAAAAAAATCACCCTAAGTTTTTTACATAAGGCGATCAAGTCTCTCAATCAACTGCGTATGATTGAAGACTCTCTTGTTATCTACAGATTGTCCCGTGCTCCAGAGCGTAGAATTTTCTACATCGATGTCGGCAATCTACCTAAAGTCAAAGCGGAACAATATCTCCGTGACGTGATGGCTCGTTATCGTAACAAGCTTGTTTATGATGCTGCTACTGGAGAGATCCGTGACGACAAAAAGCATATGAGTATGCTAGAGGATTTCTGGTTACCTCGTAGAGAGGGTGGACGTGGAACTGAGATTTCTACTCTACCTGGCGGACAGAATCTTGGCGAACTTAAAGACGTTGAGTATTTTAAAAAGAAGTTATACAACTCTCTCAATCTTCCTCCTTCTAGACTTACCGACGATAACAAAGGATTTAACCTTGGTAAAACCACTGAAGTCCTCCGTGATGAACTCAAGTTTAGTAAGTTCATCGGAAGACTTCGTAAGAGATTTGCCGAGTTATTCCACGACATTCTCAAAACCCAACTCATTCTTAAGGGAGTAATCACTCCTGAGGATTGGGATGACATGGAAGAACATATCCAATATGATTTCCTGTTTGACAACCATTTCAACGAACTGAAAAAAATTGAAATGATGAGAGAGCGTCTTGCTGTAGTAACTGAAATGGATCCTTTTGTCGGCAAATACTTCTCATCTGAATATGTCCGTAAAGAAATTCTCATGCAAACTGAGAAAGAATTTAAGGAGATTGGTAAACAGATGAAGAAGGATATCGATAGTGGTTTAGCATTGAACCCTGTTGATGTCAACACTGCGGACATGATGGTTAAGCAAAATGACGCAATGCAACCTGAATTAGATGCCGCTGCTGCTGACGCAGATGCGGAACGTCAGGCAAAATTGCAGGCTGCAAAACCTCAAACCAATAAATAGTAAATAAACTGAATCATTATGGAATCCAATACCAATGAAATCCGTGGGATTGTGGATTTACTCCACGATTCTAAAAGAGCGGATGCTCTTGAAAAAATTGAGGACATCCTAAACGCTAAAGCCGCAGAGGCATTAGATGTTTACAAAAAGGTTGTCGCAGATACATACTTCGATGAACCAACGGACGAGCCAGAAGAACAATGAAATTAATTACGGAAAATATTGAAAACGTAGAGATTCTTGTCGAAGAAAAAGACGGCAAGAAAAACCTCTACATTGAGGGCGTATTCCTCCAATCGGAAACACAAAACCGTAATGGAAGAATATATCCTTTCGATGTTTTAAATAATGAAGTTCAAAAATATAATGAATCTTATGTGAATACTGGCCGTGCTCTTGGTGAACTTGGTCACCCTGATGGTCCATCCATCAATCTTGACCGTGTTTCCCACAAAATTGTTTCACTCAAAGCAGAGGGAACAAACTTTATGGGCAAAGCACGAATCCTAGATACTCCCATGGGTAAGATTGCAAAGTCTTTACTTGGCGAAGGAGTTAAACTAGGAGTCTCCTCTAGAGGCATGGGTTCTCTAGAAGAGAAAAACGGTGTTAAATATGTACGTGACGACTTTATGCTCGCCACTGCTGCAGACATTGTAGCAGACCCTTCCGCTCCTGATGCATTTGTTCAAGGAATTATGGAAGGAAAGGAATGGGTTTGGGACAATGGTATCCTTAAAGAGTACCAAGTTTCAGAATATAAAAATTATATTTCTGAATCCACCCGCAGAAATCTTGAGGAGAGAAAGCTTAAAGCGTTTTCCGCTTTTATGTCAAGTCTCTAAATCTAATAAATAAACTATAGAATATTACTACGGAAAAATTACGAGGAATACTCAAATGTCAGATAAGTTAAACGAAAAGTTTGAGGAGCTTGTAACTGAAGCTGGAATTATTGTTGAAGCGGGGGATCCTATGCCAACCGTGACAGCAGCAGTAATTCCTGGCGGTCAAGGTTCTGCTCCTGGTCAAGTCAAAGACGCTCAGACCAGAGGCGGCGCTCAAGACCCTCAACCAACAGTTACACCTCAGGCAGTTGCTCCTTACAAGCAGACTTCAGGCACCGATCTAGGTGGTCCTCGCCCAGACGGCAACGACGAAGGTGAAGACAATCCTGGTGCTAAGGCTGCCGCACCTGTATCACAGGTAACTGGCGATGCTCAACAGCGTCCAAATGGATCTGGTAAGGATGAGCCTTCAGGTTCTGCACCTAAGTTCGGTAGCGAGATCGCTTACGGAACTTCTGAAGGTCCCGACGTTTCCTACCCCATCAAGCCTTCCTACGAAGAACTTGACTTATCTGGCGACGTTGCTGCTCTTACCGAGGGCGAAGATCTCTCGGAAGACTTTAAAGCAAAAGCAAAAACTATTCTAGAGGCTGCTGTCAAGTCTAAGTTGGCAGAAGAAGCAGCAAAACTAGAAGAGAAATTTGAAGCATCTGTTAACGAAAAGGTAGAAGAAATTAAGTCTGCACTTGCAGAGGAAGTTTCTGGTACTGTTAACTATGCTATTAACACTTGGGTCGAGTCCAACCAAGTTGCCATTGATCGTGGCATTCGTAATGAGATCACTGAAGATTTCATTGCTGGTCTCAAAAATCTCTTCACCGAGCACTACATCAACATCCCCGATGAGAAGGTTGATGTTGTAGAAGGTTTGGCAGAAGATCTTCGTAAGATGGAGGAACGCCTTGACGAGCAGGTCAAAGCAAATGTTGAATTAAATAATCGTCTTAATGAGTCCAGCAGAGACATTATCCTGAGTCAAATCTCGGAAGGTCTTGCTGACACTCAGAAAGAAAAACTTGCTTCTCTTGCCGAGGGCGTAACTTTTGAATCGGTTGAGAAATTCACCGAGGCAGTTAAGACTCTCCGTGAGTCATATTTCCCTCAGGCAGCTGCTATCGCAGAAGCAACTGACGAAACTCCAGTAGAGAGCGAAGAGACTTCCCCAGCAATGGCGGCATATCTCAGCGCAATCTCTCGCTGGAAGTGATAAATTATAAATAATCTGTATAGAAACTTACTTTTTTTAATCGGAGTTAAAAATGTTTAACGCATCCCAACTCCAGGAAAAGTGGGCTCCTGTTCTTAACCATGGTGAGGCACCCTCCATCGGTGATAAGTACAAGCAGGCAGTTACCGCTGTTCTCCTGGAAAACCAAGAAAGAGCAATCCGTGAAGAGCGTGGCATCCTCAATGAGGTTGCTGTAAACTCTCTCGGCGCTGGCACTGTAGACCCCGCAGGTTCTGCACTTTCTTCAGCTAATACTCAAGGTCTTGCTGGTTTCGATCCTATCCTAATCAGCCTCGTCCGTCGTGCAATGCCTAACTTGATGGCATATGACGTATGTGGCGTTCAGCCTATGTCTGGTCCTAACGGACTTATCTTCGCAATGCGTTCACGCTACGAGAACCAGAACGGCGAAGAGGCACTGTTCAACGAGCCTGACACTGGATTCTCTGCAGCACATGACGCTAACCAGGGCGACTACACCCCACGCACAGGCGCTGGTGTTGGTGGCGATTCCGAAGGCAACAACCCCGCTCTCCTTAACGATTCTCCTGCTGGCACCTATGAGGTTGCTCGTGGTATGGCTCGTGAAGATCTTGAGCGTATGGGCGAATCAGGTCGTCTTTTCCGTGAGATGTCCTTCAGCATCGAGAAGACCTCGGTAACCGCTAAGTCCAGAGCACTCAAGGCAGAGTACACCTTGGAACTCGCTCAGGACCTCAAGGCAATCCACGGTCTTGATGCTGAGCAAGAGCTCGCTAATATCTTGTCTAGCGAAGTTCTCGCAGAAATCAACCGTGAGGTTGTTCGTACCGTTTACCGTGTTGCTAAGCCTGGTGCTCAGAACAACGTTGCAAACGCTGGCATCTTCGACCTCGACGTTGACTCCAACGGTCGCTGGTCTGTTGAGAAATTCAAAGGTCTTCTGTTCCAAATCGAGCGTGATGCTAACGCAATCGCACAAGACACTCGTAGAGGAAAGGGCAACTTCCTGATCTGCTCTGCAGACGTTGCTTCCGCACTCGCAATGGCAGGCGTCCTTGACTACAGCAGCGGTCTAACTGGTGCTGGTGGTCCTTCCATCGGTCAGGTTGATGACACTGGCAACCTCGCAGTTGGTACTATCAACGGTCGCATCAAGGTCTTCATCGATCCTTATTCTGCTAACGTTTCCGACAAGCACTACTACGTAATGGGTTATAAGGGTTCTTCGCCTTATGACGCAGGTCTCTTCTACTGCCCATACGTACCCCTCCAGATGCTACGTTCTATCGATCCTAGCACCTTCCAGCCTAAGATCGGTTTCAAGACCCGCTACGGCATGGTCTCCAACCCATTCGTTACCACGAACGGTCTGTACAACGGCACCCCAGACGGCGAGACTCTCACCGCAGGTTCCAACATGTACTACAGAAGAGTCCAGGTTACCAACCTCATGTGATTCTTCCCACATTTCCAGAGGGTCTTCGGACCCTCTTTTTTTATGCTTCTAAATAACTATAGATGATTTTTTGTCATGCATTATGAACTACAAACCTTACAGTCCAGAATGGCATCGTTATAGATACCTTAAAGAAGCCATAGACACCTATCTAGAAGATGGTATTGATCCTACCCTCATCATGGATGATATTCGAGATGTATTACACGTCCGTTCAGAAGCAGCGTACAAAGAATTTCAAAGGATCAATCAACTAGAAAACTATCTATCAGAAGAGTGATATGCTATCTACTCAATACAGACTACGCCTGGAATTTATCTGTAAAAAGATTGCAAACAAGGAGGAAGTAAAATTAGAAGATATGATCTGGGTGGAGAAACTCGCCAAGAGACATACTACTGCTAGGGACTGGTTGAACAAAGCACGTCGTCAGGCGGCACAGGACATCCAGGAAGGCAGTATGGATGATTTTATGAATAGGATGGGTCT